TCATCTCCAATTACCAAACTGTATTTGTTGCATCGTTGGAGTATATTGCGCAATTCAGTCATTTCAACAGTAAAGCTTGACATACCTTTATAAATATTATCCATTCCCGAAATTCTTGTAAAAATACTATTATATGGATAATAGCTCATTGATTCTGCTGCAACATACATACCAGCTTGTGCCATAATAATATTTAAACCAATTGCTTTCATAAATGATGATTTACCAGATGCATTTATACCATATAGTAGAATACCATCTTGATCAAGCTCCAAATCATTGCCAACATATTCAATATCATCTTGAATTCTTTCTATAATAGGATGCCTCATATTTTTCATAGAAATAAATGATGATTTGCGTTGTGTTTTTTCCATATCAATATTTGGACGAACATAACAATATTCAAAAGCATTTTTAGCACAACAAGATGCTATATCAACTCTTGTTAAATATTTAATAATATAATCTAATCTTTCATTATTATCTGCAATAAAATCATTTATAAACTTAGTATAACTTGTTAGTACCAATTGTGATATTTTATCATTATAACTAATAATATTATTTGATGCCTTTGTTATTTCATTATTTGTAATTTTATAATTTTGTGATGCCGCCATTGATTTAGTATTAAAACCACTCATTAATTTATTATTTTTCTTACAAGCTGTTTCATAACGTTTTTTTGTTATAATAATATAATATCCTTCGCGGTCATTATTATCTATTTTACAAAATGTACTATCATTCGCCCCCAATTTATTAATATTATTAACATAATTTTCAATATTTTTATAACATTCCTCTGATTTTGTTACTAGTTCATCTATTTCAGGATTAATTCCTTGTTTAAAAAAATTACCCAAATTACTTTTATCAGATAAATTATACTTAGAAGCTTTATCTAAATCAATAATATTATTGAAATATGATATAATATCAGTAATATCTTTTAAATTAATATTAGCATCATTGATATTTAGTTCATTATAAATTTTAATAGCAGAATCAAGTGATTCATTAAATACTACCCATTCTAATGGAGGCATTTTATTTAAAACCATCTTTCTTTTCATTCTTTCCAAATCAATAATATTTGATAGATATTTACGAATATTTTGGAATATCTTGTTTTTTAGCAAGATATCAATATCATCATAAGATTTTTTGATATTCTCAATATTTGTCATAGGCAATAGTAATTTATCTTTAAATGCTCTTGCTCCAAATGCGGTAATACATTTATTTAAAATATCAATTAATGGTTTGTCATTTTGGTAAAGTCTTAATATATTAAGCTGTACTGCTGAATTATATTCAATTGTCATATTTTTACTATTTTCAAAAATTTCAGGTTCTTGTAGTTCTTTAATAATATCAGAATTATGTTCATATGCAAATTGTAAAAGACAACAAAACGCTACTCGTGCAATAGTAAATCTTTCTAAATTTAGCAATTCAATAATTGATATCAACCCTTTTTTAACAAAAAAAGCTTTATCAAGAATCTCTTTTTGATTTATGATACTATTGAAGAAATTAATATATTCACAATTATCCCATTTATAATGTACCAAAATTTTGTTAATATTGAGTTTTTTAAGTATGGCTTTCTTATCTTCATCTTTTAATTGTGCACTAAGTATAACTAATTCAATTGGATTATAAGTGCTAATAAATCTAAATATTTCATCGTGAGCAAATTCAGGATCTTGTTTTGTTGACCCTACTTCATAAACAAAAGTTTTACCTGTTGACAAATCAATACCTGATATACCCGCAATTACAAAACCATTTATAATTTCATAAAATATGACCATCATATAATTGCTTTGTTTATTGGATATATTGATGTTTGCACCAGGAGATAAAATTTCCGTTACAGCTCTTTTAGGATTAGGTGGTTCAGTTACTTGTTCAACTAAAACAATAGTATAATTATTATTAAGAAGAATTTGTGTAAATTTTGAAATTGAATGCAATGGAAAGCCAGCCATTATTGGATTAGCTCGTGATACTTCACTTATTGCTTTATTTTTTCGCGAAGTTTGTATACTACACAAATCAGCAATAATAAATACTTCATTATCAGTGATATTATCGGTTATAGTATAAATTTCAAAGAACGAACCTACCTGCATTAAAACTATACATCTCTCGCCATATTTTTCTTTGTATGTCGTTGTATAGTTTAGATATTCGTCTATGATCATTATCTATTTCATATATTATATATATTATATTCTTAAATAACATTTATATAAGAAAAAGAATAATTTATATTATAAAAATGGGCGATAAACTTTCTTTTGAAGAAGTGCTAAAAAAACAAGAAAAATTAAATTTAGATGATTTTAATTTACCCGATAATGTAAAACTTGAATTCTATAAATATTATAAGCAAGCTACTATTGGTAATTGCAATAAAGAAAAACCTTGGGCTATTTACTTGAAAGATTGTTCAAAATGGGATGCATGGAATAGTATTAAAGGTATGTCTTGTGAAGATGCCAAAAATAACTATGTTGATTGTTATTATAGTTATATTGTTACAGCAAAATAATTTAATTATTTTTTCCCAATTTTTTAACTAAATCAATATGATTACTTAAAACATTATTAAAATAATCAATGCGCATCTTTTGAAAGTGTATCATCATTATACCAGACTTGTATGGAGTGAAATTAATATGTGGATCAGATAAAATACTTAGGTCTTGATATGTTATTTTATATAATGTATAAAATACATATATTAATATTGGAACTGATACGGCAGTGTATGAAAATATTATTATAATAAGTTTAATAAATAATTTTATTAATTGTACAAGTGTTATATATACAAAATCCAATAATACAAATGCTAACGGTCTCATATTTATACCAATATTTAGTGCAGATAAAGGATCTGCTAATAATATTATAAATAATAATACAATAAATATCATAATATTAGGAAGTTTTAACATTATTATATTTAATGGATGAACAATAACAAGTCCAAATATTAACATAACATAATATGCAAAATAATACATTGAATTCATAATCAAATTAAGAATATATATAATTGGATAATTTATAAAATAAGTTATAAAACGACCTAATAATTGCCATTGATCCAATACCCAATAAAATAATAATAATAATACTATTATCAATAATATAAATGGTCCCAAAATAGATAAATTTTTAAAATATTTAAATACATATTCATATTCACTAAATGCTGGAATATCTTCTTTATTAATATTAACATTTGTAGTTTCGTATTCAGTAGTTGCTGTATAATTATTATTATTATTATCTATTGGTGTAATATAATCATTAGAACCTGGAACAACAGGAGTGTCGCCGGCTTTTGCCTCTTGAGGTGCTATAGTCCCACTTTCAAGTATGCCATAGTTTTTTAATCTATCATTAAATAAATATTTATTACTAAAACACAAATTACAACAATAATTAAACATAAATTTTATAATTTCTAATTTATTTATTTCAGTATCTATTTTTTTTATCACATTTGTATTATCTTTTGCAATATGAAATGCATATCTTGCACCTTGATAATTTCCAAAATTAGGTTTTTCTGTATATTTTATTTTTTTTAAATAATTCATGTAAAATTCATCTCGTGTATCAAATAAATCATAGAATTTATTAATATCGCTAATAATTTTTTCTTTTACTAATGTTTTGTAGTCTTTTGTTAGACTTTCACTATCTATGAAATTAATATATTCTATTAATTCTAAATAAGCTTTATCTACACTTGAATTGATACTTTCATATCCTTTTTTTTCTAGCACATTACTTTTATCTATATCAATATCTTCTCTTATAGTGTCGGGTAATATATCTTTATTATTTATTTTTAAATTTTCTATGTGATATTTATATGATCCGCGTAACGCTTCATTTTTACTATAATCGCTATTATATTTAGTTCCAATAATAGCAATTATGGCAAAAGGATCATATGGTATAAAATCTTTATATTTTCCACGCATAAATGTATTAATACTTTCACATTCATTTTTATTTGTTTTAACTACTGAATTGCTTTCACAAGGTTTATAACAAACAGGGACAGAATATTTTCTTTTGTTTTTTTCATCATTTGTACCCTTATCGTATTTATTATTAATATAATAATATGGAATTGTAAACCAGTCTTCCCATTTTTCAATTTCAAACAAATTGCAATGTGCTTCTTTTGGTAATATTTCAAAATAATTATTTTTAAATTTTATTTCATCATTAGAAATCTTTAAATTTTTAGATAAATGTTGTTCTCCTATTGTACATGTTTGATGTTTAGTATTAAATTCTAATAAATTTCCTTCACTTGCAATAGTTATTGATGTTTGCCCTTCAATAGGAACATTTTTACATGTTGATTTATCTACGCTCATTTTATTAGCTCTCACTTAAAAGTATATTAGATTATTTAGTTTAATCATTAATTTTAATTTGTTCGTAATCAGATTCGGGTTCCTTAATAAATCTGGTATCCAATAAATAATCTTTTCTTAATTTACAAGATTTAGTGAAATAATTACTTGTATTTGAATTATCACAATCTAACTTGTATAATTGACCATCACCATTTGGACCATTTGGAACAGATTTCAATTTAAAATTTGTTTCATTAATTTGTCCTGTACTATTAATACCATTTTGTTTTGGAATAATTTTAGCAATTGGTTTATATGCACTTATTACATCATTTTCATTATAAAAATGAATTATATTATCACCTCCTCTTCCTTTATCTTCATCTTCATCATATTTTAGTCTAACTAAATCTTCTGGTATATTATCACCCGTTATTGCTTCTGTGAAATCATTGACTGCGCGTCTTCCATTAGTTATCATATTACCTAAATTAGTAGCAAAATTATTAAAATCAGCATAAGCACTATTGATATTTGCGGGCATCGATTTTAATAATGAAATAAAATCCTTATTTTCTTCTTTTGGTTTTTTATTTGGACCATCATTTCCACTATCATTTTCACCTTTACCTAATACAACTCCCATTATTATAACTAAAATTATAAATAAAAATATTAAAAATCCTGTTATTACATTATTCCAAGAAGAACTAAATAATACTTTAATTCCAGCTAAAAACGTATCTTGAATATATTTAGCAGTATAAACAAATAATTGTGTTGTATAAAATCCTACTTTACCAGCATTATCATTAAATCTTTCATCACTTCTATCTTGTCTTTCCACTTCTTTATTTTTATTTATATTACCATTTTCTATTGCCTTCTCTCTTATTTTTTTTAGCGTAATTGTTAAATTATTATTTAACTTTTTTATTGAATTTAGATTGGATTGTAATCCAGCTTTATAAATAGAATTATCATTATAATATTCTTCTTTATCCCAAGATTTATGATTATATCTATAATCCAATATACTATTTTTACATAAATAATATATTTCAATGCCATTATCTTCGTATTTATAATAAAACTTTTCTAATTTAAAATTATCTAAATATTTTGCATCATATACTATATCTATAACTTCTTTGACACCTGTTAAATCAATTACTTCTGTTCCACCACCTATTTGTTTACCTCCTACTTTTGCTTCTCCTTCGGCAGCCAGTGCTGCTTCTTCTGAGGCTGGTGCTTCTTGTGATTCTTTTGGTGCAGATGCTTGTGGCGATAGACTTATATAAACTTCTTTAATTTTTTCATCAATTACATTAAAACTTGAAACATCTTTATTTACTTCAAAAAAATCTTTTATATTTTCATATGAATTACTTGTACCTGGATTATAGTTAACTTTTTCCAATATTAAACCATATTTAGTTATTTTTTCATAAAGTATTACATTAAAAGGATGT